TAAACATCATCAGCCGCGCCGCCATACAGCCGATGACCTATAGCCTGCTGTACAATGCCAGCAAGGCAGCGGCAGCAATGATGACGCGGCAAATGGCGCATGAGCTGCACAACATCATCGTATTCGGCATCAGCCCCGGCTGGCTGGCAGGCACCGGCATGACCAATAAAGTGGACGCGCGCCTGCGCGTATTGCGCAACCTTGCGCCGCCGCCTGCACGGATTGACCCCGCCGCCATAGCCGACCTGCTCGCTTGGCTGCTGCAGTCCAAGCAACGGCACCGGCATCTGCACGGCAGCATTATAGAATACGGCCAATGAACAAGGAGCGCTTTATAAAACTGATGATGATGACCACATCTGATATGGATGGTGAAGCCTTGACCGCCTTGCGCATGGCCAATGCGATGCTGGCAGAGGACAATTTGAATTGGGAAGAGTTCTGCAACGGCAAAGATCAGCAGCAACGGCAGTACACCGCACATACGGACATTGACAATATTGATAGAATGTTTGCCGTGCTGTTTGACACGGTCCCGGCAACTGACGGGTTCCGTGAATTTATAGAAAGCGTTCATGATTTCTGGGAGCGTACGGGCAGGCTAACCCCGCGACAATATGATGCAATCAAGCGCGCATATGACAGGAGACGACGATGAAGATGGACCAGATTGCATACTACTGCGCCACCCACGAACAAGCCGAACGTGTCAAGCGCCAGTTTGGTCTGCATAATGCCACATGGGCAAAGGACACCGTGACAGCCAATGTCAGCGTCGCCCGCGACGGTGGCTTGGTCCCATGGGAAGGCATCAACGTTGCCGAGCTGCAGTTCAATGAGGACTTCGGCATCCAGCTTGAAATCATTCGTTACACGCTGGGCCTGCACTGGTGCATGTTTCATCCGGCGTATGACATTCACGGCATAGATACTTTTGTTGCGCACGTTGGCATCCATGTTGGTGATGATGACTTCCCCGCCCATCTTGACGACCAGCAGCTCGTGCAGCGCGCGCTGACCCAGCATCACACAGCGTTCAATGACAGGACGTATGAATACAGAATCTATAAACTGACGCCCGGTGCCTATGTCAAATACATCAAGAGGATACCGAAATGAACACTACGGACTCATTGAAGGCGGCAATGCAGACCTACGAGCAGCGCAATGATGTATATGCGGACAATTTCGTGCGGCTGGGCAATGTAATGGCTGCAATGTTTCCCGGTGGCCTGACGATGCAGACACCGAAGGACTGGCAGCGACTATACACCTTCATGATGATACAGGTGAAGCAAACGCGCTACGCCGCGCAATGGTACAACGGTGGCCATCAGGACAGCTCCATTGACACCATCGTCTATGCAGCCCTGCAGAAAGAAATAGATGATCGCTCTGCTGCTTGACACCGAAACCACCGGGCTGATAGACAACCTCGTGAAGAGGAAGGAGCGCCAGCCGGAGGTGATTGAAATCTATATGTGTCTTGCCGATCTGCGCACGGAAACCGTCATTGATGAATTTGACAGTCTGGTGAAACCGACCAAAGGCATCCCGAAACAGATCACGGACATTACAGGCATTGACGCAGCCAAGGTGGCTGATGCACCGCCCTTCGGTTTCATCGCTGATCGCATACAGACGATGATTGAAAGCGCCACCTGCTGCATCGGTCACAACATGACGTTTGACCACGATATGCTGGACATTGAATTTGGTCGTTTGAATAGGACAATAAAATGGCCAAAGCTTATTTGTACCACCGAACAGACAATTTTTCTGACTGGCCAGCGCATGACGCTTTCCGCATTGCATGAATTTCTGCTTGGTGAACCAATCGTCGGCGCGCATCGGGCGCGGCAAGACGTACAGGCATTGATGCGCTGTTGCGCCCAACTGCTGCACAGGGATATGCTGTAACCGTCCAAACTACGTCGGAGGTAACGCATGCACGGTTGAAAAGTCCCTCTGAGGAACCCTAGCCCCGGTCGCAAATGGCCGGGGCACATTCCGGAGTGCAAAATGATTCACACAGGCTACAGTTTCAAAAGCGCCGTCGGGCACCTGCCTGATGTCATTTCCCGTTTGAAAACGATAGGCTGGGACACTGCCCCTATCGCTGACCGCTGCAGCACCTTCGGGTTCACACGCTGGCGCGCCTTGTGTGAACAAAACGGCATGCGTCCGGTGTATGGCGTTGAGCTGCCCGTCACACCCGCTTTGGGCAAGAAAGTCCCCATGGACTTCTGGACGTTTTTAGCCATTGACAGCCTCACGGACCTGCACAGGCTTATAAACCTAGCCACCGCCAATTCAGGCACGGACGGCAACGAGTGGCCCTTGCTGACATACGCGCAGGCACATGCCGCGCAAGGCGTCATCAAAATTTCCGGGCATGCCGTCTTGCTTGACCATGTTCAATCTGATGATCCAAACTATTATTTTGGCCTCACCGTTGCCACTGCCAAGGGCCTGCTTGCCGCCGCCAGAGCCAAGGGCCTGCGCCCTATTGCCGCGAGCTGCAACGCCTACCCCACCGCTGAGGACAAAAATCTATATCGCGTGGCCATGACCCGTTACGTCAAGCGGAAAGAAACTTGGATAACCATGGGCGGCGATACCCAGACTTACCCGCAGCATATCCTGAGTGATAATGAGCTCATAGGACAGGTTGGACAGGAGGCAATTGCCACTCGCCAGCGAGTATTGTCCGGATGCACCGCCACTCTGACAAAAGCCAGTCTGCTGGTGCCGCCGAAACCCAAGACCCTGCGTCAGATGTGCGAGGAGGGTGCTGCCACGCTTGGCTGCGATCTCACAGATTCAGTCTATGCGGAAAGACTGGACCGCGAACTAAAGATGATCGCGGAAAAGAAATTTGAGGACTACTTCTACATCGTGGCCGACCTTGTGGCCTTTGCAAAAGAAAGAATGATTGTCGGTCCAGCGCGCGGCTCCTCTGCCGGGTCACTCGTATGTTATCTATTGGGCATCACGGCAGTTGACCCAATTCCATACGGATTGCTCTTTGAAAGATTCGTGGACCTGACGCGCACGGACCTGCCGGACATTGACATTGACTTCAGCGATGCCAATAGAGAGCTGGTGTTTGACTACGCCAAGGAAAAATACGGTGCTGACCGCGTTGCCCGCCTTGGCACTGTGGCCATGTACGAACCCAAGAGCGCTTTGAAAAAAGTGGCCATCGCGCTAAACATTCCACAGCAGTACATTGACAAGGTGACTGATTCCCTGATTCTTAGATCAAGCGGCGACACAAGAGCAATGCAGCAGATTGAAGACACCTTGAATGATACGGAGGCTGGTCGTGCGCTGCTGCAGCATACCCCGGAAGTGGTCATCGCAGCCAAAATGGAAGGCCACCCGAACACCGCCAGCCGTCACGCCGCAGGCATCGTGCTGACACAGGAGCCGGTCATCAACTACGTGGCCATTGATGCGCGCAACAATAGCGTGATGTGTGACAAGCGTGACGCTGCTGCTCTTGATCTCCTAAAGATAGATGCCCTCGGACTGACGCAACTGTCCGTCTTTGAACGGACCTTGGAATTGCTCAACAAGCCAACCGCCTCAATACATAGATGGCTGGAGCAATTGCCGCGTGATGATGCCGCCGCTTTCAATGTCCTGAACAGGCAGCACTTCGCCGGCATCTTCCAGTTCAATGGCGTGGCTCTGCAAAATCTTGCAAAACAGATTCTTGTGGAAAGCCTGAATGACATCGTGGCCATCACCGCGCTGGGCAGACCCGGTCCCATGGCCACAGGCGGGTCGGGTACATGGGTCCGCAGGCGCACAGGCATGGAGCCGGTGGCCTACCCGCATCCACTTCTGGAGCCGTATTTAAAAGAAACGCTAGGTGTCGTGGTTTATCAAGAAACCGTCATGCAGGTCGGTCGTGAAATAGGCGACCTGACTTGGAAGGACGTTACGGCGCTGCGCAAAGCCATGAGCAAGTCATTGGGCACGGAATACTTCAATCAGTTTGGTGACAGATGGAAAGCCAGCGCCATCGCCAAGGGCATCCAGAAGGACGTGGCTGAAAAGTTCTGGTTTGACCTGTGCGCCTTCGGGAGCTGGGGCTTCAATAAATGTTTGGCGGGGTCAACACGTATTGCACTCAACAGTGCCAATAAATCTGTAGGTAGAAATCCTACAATTGCTCAACTTTATAAACTGTATGAACAGAACCCAAGCCGATACATTAAAAGTCTCAAAAGAAAACCACCCCTTATAAGTCTTTTCCCTGATGGACGCGGCTGGCCGCAATACGCTGCCAAAATCATGTACTCCGGTGAAAAGATTTGTTGGCGTTATATCTTTGATGATCGCACCAGCGTTACCTGTACGCCTGATCATATATTCTGGATCAACGGTGAAGAAAAAAGAATCGGTGATGCACGTATCGGTGATTTATTCACAACTCTAAAAAAAGAACCATCCACCTATCATTTAACTGTATCAACGCGCGGACGTGGTCAGGCGCATGCAAAAGGCAGACGTTGGCGCATCAGGGATGGAAACCGTACAGGAAAACATAATGTGGCTTGGACAAACGGAGTCCGCCATTATCAGGATCAATTCGAAAAAAGAATGCACGGCAAACCATGCCAAGAATGTGGAGCTACCACAGTACGAATGGAAGTTCATCACAATGATTTTAATGACGGCTTTGACAAGCCCAAAGATTTAGACTGGTTGTGCGTCGGTTGCCACAAGCGCAGGCATTATGCGCGTGGCCGCGTCAAGCGCTGGGAAAAGGGCAGACAAAGAGGCAGCAAAATTCTTGTGAAGAAAGTCAAGGTCGGTTTACGCAAGACCTATGATATTGCAATGCCAAAACATCATAATTTTTTGCTGGCCAATGGCCTTGTGACACACAATTCGCATGCCGTCAGCTATGCGCTTGTCAGCTATTGGTGCTGCTACCTCAAGGCGCATCATCCAGTGGAGTTTGCCGCAGCAACCTTGGACGCCGAGGATGATCCTACCAAGCAAATTCTATTGCTGAGGGAATTAGCCAACGAAGGCGTGAGTTACATTCCGGTGGACAAGGATCTTTCAACTGGCAAGTGGCAACCGCTGGAGCGCGACGGCAAGAAGCTGCTGCTAGGTCCATTGAGCAACATCGCAGGCATCGGCCCCAAAGGCGTGGAGGAAATCATAACCTGCCGCAGTCCCGGTGTGCCACCGCTGTCCAAATCTCTTCTTGAAAAGCTAGAGAGCGGCAAGACATTGATAGACAGCCTGACGCCAATTTCCGATCGCCTTCGTGAACTGCACCCGAACGGACTGGAAGCAGCCAACATCATCACACGCCCTACGCCGATCATCAAGGCACAGAACTACATGCCCGGTGAAGTGATGATCATCGGCGTTCTGCGCAAGCTTAACGTCCGCGATGAAAATGAAGCGACCAACGTAGAAAGGCGCGGCGGCAGAGTGATACAAGGTCCGGACACAACCAGCCTGTTGATGACGATGGTTGATGACACCGACCAATTGTTCTGTAAAATCTATCACGGCAAGTTCTCGAAGATCAATGCCCAGCAGATCATTGAGCGTGGGCGTCCGGGTAAAGCCATCTATGCCATCAAAGGCAACATGGCACGTTTTGACTTTCGCATGATGTGGGTCAATTCCTTTCGGTATCTTGGTGACATGAAGGAAGAGACTTACGGTCTTGAAACCGGTGGAGCCTACGCTCAAAGCAGGCAGCAAGCGGCGGAATGAGACGAGAGTTCAGTGACTATGTCAGGCAGGCAGCATTCGTTCGCAGCAAGTATCGCTGTGAGCGCTGCGAAAGTAAAAATGACTTGCAGCTCCATCATATAGGCAATCCGGCTGACAGCAGTTTGTTCAATGCGCAAGTGTTATGCGCAATTTGCCATGAAGAAGAACACCTCCGCAGGAAGAAATATTGTCAAACAAGCACGTGATCATCATTTTTGTGATTGGCGTTGCCATTATTGCTATCATCAACGTTATCCGCAACGACGCACGAGACAAGGAAGCCGCGCACAAGGCGAAGACGGAATGGATCAACGACTGCATGATGAAACCGTTTGACCTTGCGGGTGGCGCGCGGCGATTGCGGGCATGTGAATGTATCTATGACAGCGCAATCCTGCCCGAAACAGTGCGAGCCAGAAGCAAAGGTCTAAACAGCACAAGTGACGACCCTGACATTCATGCCAGCGTTCAAAGCATGGCGCGTATTTGCATCATGAGCGAAAAATGATTGACGGTGGCCTACGAAAGATCTTCCGACAGAAACTGACTATAGGTTTTCACTGGCAGAGCATTGAATCCCCACTGACCAGCGGCGGCATTCCAGATTCCAACTATTGCGGAAAAGGAATTGAAGGCTGGGTTGAATTCAAAAAGGTCAAGGGCTGGCACGTCGTGATGAGGCCGGAGCAAATCGGTTGGGCCGAGCGCCGCACAAGGGCAGGCGGCAGAGTATATGTGGCCGCGCGCAAAGGGCCGACGCTGTGGCTGTGCAACGCTGGCAGTGCTGCGCGCCTGCTGGCCACCTGTGGCCTGCCCAGCCTGCCCCCAGCGGCGGTGGCTGGCTGCTGGCATGGTGGACCGGCAGGCTGGGACTGGCTGCAAATAAGGGCCATCTTGATAGGGCCGATTCGGTCTTAAATTGCCTCTGTTTATTTGTTTATTTTTCTTTACAGCGCCATGAATCAAACGTACGTTGATTTTCACAAACAGGAGTTACCCAAATGAAGATCAACTGGCTTAA